GATGTAAAGGCTTGACCTTTTGCACCTAAAAAAGCTGTTGCTTGTGTTGTTGAATCGCTAAAGGTTACATTTGAACCACCGACTGTAATTGTCATAAATTAGACTCCTAACTTCTGTTTTAATATTGTGATTTCAGCTTTTAAAGCTTCAATTTCTTTAGCTAACTCTACTGATGCCACCAATGCTGCACCGCCGTAGTTAACTGATAGAATACCTTTTGCGTCTGCCAAAATGGCTTCTGGCATGATTTTTTGTAATGATTGAGCGCTGACACCAATATCGCGTATACCATTACTAATACGCAAAAAGGTACCACTTTTTACCTGTGAAAGCAAATTTGTGAAATTTTCAGGTAAATTTTGCCAATCGGTCTTTAAACTCTCGTCAGAAGTGGCTGTAAATGCCACTGCTGTGTAACTATTTGCTGGATCAAGCCCTTCTGCTGTCGTAGCCGTTGTGGCTGTGGTTGCGGTTGTGGCTGTAGCAGCGTTTCCAGTAATATTAATAGTCCATGTGCCAGATGCGCCACCGCCAGTTAGGGTTGGGGCAAAACTGTTAATATTGTCCCAAACAAAACCACCGCCTGTTGTGTATGTCAGAACGGTATTATTTACTGTTGGAGCCGCAATAAAGCTAGTTGCACCAGAACCAGTTTGGTAAGCAATTTGGTTGGAAGCACCGTTATTTAAGTTGGTTGCATAGCCCACACTAAAGGTTGTTGGGTCTGTATAGGCTGGAGTAGCAATACCACCAACTAAAATTTGACCGTTAACATTAGATAAAAATGCTGTTGTGCTAGCTGCTGATTGATATACCAGTGCGCCTACAGAACCGCCAGAGATATTAGCTACTGCTGTTGGTGTTGCGCCAGAGTAGCCTGAAAAACCAGAGTATCCAGAAACACCAGAGCCGCTATAACCTGATTTACCACTGTAACCTGAAATACCACTGTAACCTGAGATACCGCTATAGCCAGATACACCACTGTAACCTGATAGACCTAAACCACTGTAGCCGCTATAACCAGAGATACCAGAGCCGCTATAACCTGATATACCAGAGTAGCCACTGTAGCCAGAGATACCACTATAGCCAGAGAATCCTGAGAATCCAGATCCACCAAATGCTCCGTTAAAGCCGCTATAGCCTGAAAAACCGCTGTAACCTGATGTGCCTACACCAGAGTAGCCAGAGATACCAGAACCGCTGTAACCCGAAAAGCCTGAGAAACCAGAGTAACCAGATACACCAGAACCACTGTAACCCGAGAAACCTGAGAAGCCTGATGTTCCGTTGGCACCAGCTGCTCCAGAATAGCCAGAAATACCGCTGTAACCTGATGCACCGTTAGCGCCTGTTACGCCGGAGTAACCAGAGTAGCCAGAGTAGCCTGAAGTTCCGTTAGTACCTGTGCCGCCCGAGTAACCAGAGAAACCTGAGAAACCACTATAGCCACTAAAGCCAGATGCGCCTGTAGAAGATGACCAATAAAAGCCACTACCATTGTAACCAAGATAAGTGCCTGATACGGATGGTGCTACAATAAAGCCTGTTGTGCTGGGGGCTGTTTGGTAAGGAATCTGACCTGATGTACCACCAAACAAATTCGTTGCTGCTACTGCACCCGCAGCAGATGCTAACAGCGTAACAGATCCGCTACCGTTTTTAAAGTAGAGTTTACCGTCGACAATGTTAATTGCCAACTCACCATTGTTAAGATTACCCGCCGTCGGCACATGTCCTGACGTTGCGCTGTAATAAAGACTAATGGGCGTGTAGCCTGAAGCTGCCATGTTTTATTCCTTTAAATGTTCCAAAACGACTTGTGGCTTAACAAATCGCTCGCTTTTGTGTTCGTGTGCTTCCCACCAGATAAACTGGTTTTCCACTAAATAAGAGCGGTCTTTTAATAAGTTGATGTTTTCTGGATGCCCCCATAATAATGGATCAGATGGCCCCCATAATACGATGCCGGGTACTCCTTCATCCCAAGCTAAATGTTGAAAAAAACTATCTACTCCAATCCATGTCTTACATTGCCATAGTAATTCTCGCAAAGCTGGAATCGGTAAATTCTTTCTAAAATCTGGTACTAATTGCTTTTCACCCTCAATGCCAATTTGCACAACATGTATAGTTTTTTGCAATTCTTGTACAAGTTGTTCCCAATATGGATAGTTTTTTGGGTTTTCTTTATTTGTTCTTAGTTTTTGTGCATACGGGGAGATGATAATCATAAGTACATCTTCCGGTATGCTTTTTCTAAACTATCTTTCCACTTCCACTGATCCATCTTTTTGTAGATATTCCATGGCTCGATATCGCCAAATAACTGAACTGCTTCTGCTATCGATCGACCGGGAACCACTTCAGGGTAACATGTAAAAACTTCAGCGCTAGGTATTGAAGGGAAAACATGACTAAATACAATATGGTCGCCGAGGCCGCAATTAAGTACCACAATGGTTTTATCACGGTACTGCAAAATATTTCTAAAAATCTGCTCATCATGCTCATACATTTCCTTCCTTGTCTCGCTACGAATCCCGCCTTCAGGATTCTTCATGTGCCATGTTACTGCATTTGGTACTACTAATAGTTTATAACCTTTTCGATGCAAACCGTACGTAAACAGAGTTTCCTCTCTGTGTGCGACACGCGATAACCCAAGATTATAATCATGAACACCAGCGCGATATAGAAAAGTACAGTGTAAATGTTCAACTTCTTTTATGTATTCAATTGGTGCCCATTGGATATTAGGCTCTCTATCAATATCATTGATTTTACCTGTGCAATTTTTGGTATCAAATTTGTGCGGAGGGGTTAATACAGAACCGCCTACTGCACCGATTGTTTTGTCCCTTGTAACACCAAACCTATGTAGTCTTTCCAAAACATCAGGTTCTGGAATTGCGTCATCATCACAACGCCAAACCCATTCATAACCACTGGTATTAGCCATTTGGTGAATATGATGCTGACCTTTTCTACCAGCATATATCCACTCCCACTCAATGCCTTTAATGTCTAACATCTGAAAAAAGTATGAATAGATCATCTCTTTTCGCATGTCTTGTGGGCTATCATTATCATCATAGATGACCAGCTTATCTGGCGATCTTGTTTGATTGATAATCGCATTTAAAACTAGCGGTAGTGTTGTAAAGTAACGCCCGCGTGTTGCTACAGAGCACAGTACTTTACTCATTGTCCCACCTGCAAATCATCAAGTTGCTAGGATTGCCATCTGATACTAGAACCATAGTGTCTGATATATCACCATTGTGGCTGATATACGCAAATTTAAAACCTGGAAAATCTTTTTCAGTTAAACCGTGCAATCTGTGATGTTCGCCCCAAAAGCCTTTAGGCTCATTGTGCGGCACCGTAATCAATAAGCGTTTGCAATGTTCCTTGAGTTTTTCTACAATCTCTAAACCATTGTCAAGGTGCTCAATTACCTCAAAAGCAACAATGTTTGTGTACTGCCCAAGATCGTAAGTGTTGATGTCAGCTTGGTAAAACGTTGCGTTATCAGACCAATGCTGCTCTTTGGCTACTTCAACAATAATGGGATCGTAATCTAATCCCATGTATGCTGGAGATTTTAAAAACTGATACCCGTAACCGGTGGAACATCCAATCTCAAGCACCGAACCCGGTAGTACATTCTTTGCAGCCCAGTCATAACGCTTTGTCTCGCGTGGGAAGACTGGATCGCCTTTAAGAAACACTGCGCGCTCGTAGTTATTTGATAAGCGCCACTTATACCATTCAAGATTATATTTCTTTGCTAACTTGAGTTCATTTAGCAAAAAGATATTATCCCAATTTTGTACTAGGCCGGTATCGTGTACCGTGCCTTCCGCTTTATGGTAGATTGGGAAAGATCCATCATCAAAGCAAAATTCAATGTTAAAGCCAGCTTTTTCAGCTTCAAAACAAAACTCAATATCTTCGCAACCGCCAGTGCTGTATTCTTCGTTAAGCAATCCAATTGCATCAAATACTCTTTGCTTAATCATCACACAAAAGAACACCGCAAAGCGACGCTCTGTAATTTGTGAAAACTGAGACCATACTGCTGAAATATCCGCGCCGGTATCTAGTTTTTGTAACCAGTCGTCAGCAAGGATAATAGTGTCATTATTTAACAAAACCACTTTATCCGCCGAGTGTTTGCCAATACCAGCGTTTGTTGCAGCTGCAAACCCTAAAGGCTTATCGTTCCAGCATATTGTTATATTCGGTACTGCTGTTTTTAGATAGTCTAAATATGCAGCTGTGTTATCTGTGCAGCCATTTGCTGCTATAACTAATTCTACTTCATCCATATTGCTATGTTTGATGATAGAATCAACACATGGTTTTAGGTACTTCTCACAGTTGTTATACGTCGGTATAACGATACTATATTTCATGTTGTCCTATCAGGTTTATACAAACCTATTGATTGCCCTACTAACACTAATACACAAATTAGGCGGTTGGCGCCTCTTGTTTTTGAGCTTTTAATTGCTCATCAAGTTTTTGTAACAGTACAAATGCGCCTGTTTTAGAAGGCAATTCGCCTAAAACGTTCAAAATGAAAGTGATTTCGTTTTCGTCTAGTGTGAAAGTCATTAGTTACTCCAAGGGGTTCCGGTTGTTAATGGGTTAGCTTTACGTAATTTGTATGCGTTTAGCTCTACGTCAGCTTGCTCTTGAATCTGCTCACCAACTAGGTTTTTAATCCAGTCAGTAACCTGTGCTTGAGTAAGCTGTTCGTATGGTACCACAGTTTCGCCTGGTTTGCCAAGTCCTGTGTGCCCGTTAATTGTAAACTCGTCCGTACCGTCAGAAGCAGTGATTGTAAAGTCTACCGCAACGACAATGCCGTTTGAGTCTTTGACCAAGTTGGTTGGGGTGTATGTATAAGTATTTGCCATTTTCTTTCCTATTAATAAGATGGATACCACTTAGCGGTGGCTGTATCGTAAGTCATAATCAACGCTTTACTTACGATAGATGTAGATGCTAGTGCAATATTACCAGTAGTAAGGGTTGTAAATGTTCCGGTTGGTATCAAAGTAATCTGACCGCCACCAGCGGATATTGGGCTGGGCGGCGTGATTGTTGAAATTGACGTAGTGCCAGAAATAAATACAATCGGTGTAGTAGGCGCAATTGTAGCAGCAGAAGCAATGGTCGGTGCTGCCGATGCTGTAGCTGTTAGACCTTTAACCACCAAACTAGAAGCTGTTGTGCCCACTGCGGTTGTACCAATACCTAAAGAACCAGCCAAATAGTTATTAGCTGTACCGTTCATGTACAGATTCCAGTTGGAAGTTACTCCAGTATTGGAAGATGCTTGGTTGCCATAGAAAGCATAAGCTGTACCGATTGTAGCAGAAGCAGTACCAGCAATATTTTGCTGATAAAAACCAAACACTGAACTAAAGCCTGTTGTGGCTGTACTAAATGTTGGGCTTGCAGAGAAGTAATTATATCCGTTAGATATTGTTCCGCCAGTTGCACCTGAAGTTAATGTAAGCTGCGTGTAATGTCCAACATAACTACTCGGTGTAACTGTAGTTGTTAGCGCTGGAACATTATAAAAACCATAAGCTGAACCTAAAGTAGAACCAGATACTACTGAAAAAGAAGGGGAGTTTAATATTGAATAAATACTACCAACTGTTGCGCCGGTAATAACGTTAATTGTTGGGTTTACATATAACGCTTGTGCAGTTGTGGTGGCTGTTGTACCAGTTAAACTTGCACCAATAGTTAATCCGCTTACAGATGTTCCTGTGTAAGTATTTGCACCACCAATATAAACTTGCGATGGGGTAGCAGATTGTGTGCCAGCTAAAGATAAATATCCGTTTGTAAGCGTGGTTGTATTAATACCAACTTGCCCAGCAAAGTAGTTAGGTGCTGTGCCAGCCATATACAAATTCCAGGAAGATGTAATTCCTGTAGTTGTCGCTGGTGTGTTTCCATAAAATCCGTAGAGCGTACCGATTGTGGAGCCTGAGCCTGGTGTGACTACATCTGAATAAAAATTAGTCCATGAAGTAATATTAATAGTCGCAGCAGATTGCCAAGAACCAGACGAAGCGTAAACGTTTCTATATCCGTTAAATGTATTAGCGAATATGGAGCCGCCACTTGAATAAGTTGCAGTAACAGTATTGTTAACAGTGACAGATGAACTTGTAACAGAAACCACACCGAATGTACCGTTGTACGAACCAGTACCGCCGGTAGCGATAATGCCAGAAATAGTAATCGACTGCCCTACGTTAAATGGCGCACCAGTTAATGCGGCAAAAGTATAAGTCGCTTGTGTGCCGGTATTAGTTGCGCCTGTTACAGTTATGGTTGTTCCTGTAGCAGCTAATCCAACGTTAAGCTGCGAAGCTATACCAAACATCTGGTTTGAAACAACTGGCGAGTTAAAAAAGTTTGTGTTTTGCAAACCAGTCATGTTGGTTGCCAAACTATTTGTTGCCATTTGGAATGTTGCTTGGTTATACAATCCAGTGGGAGAACTTACAGAAGCTCCTGCAACAAAGTTAAACGCAGGGGCGTTGTATAACCCAGTTGCGCCTGTTGTGGCAGAAGTTCCTGTGTACGTTCCTTGAATTAGAGCACCATAAACTGACCCAGCAAAAGTATTCGTTCCGCCTATATATAATTGAGAGCTATAAGTCGATTGGGACGGTGCTATATTGGCATAACCGTTAATTGTTGTATTACCAATAGTAAGTGCGCCAGCAAAGTAGTTAGCCGCTGTGCCGGCCATGTAGGTATTCCAACGGTTTGTACCTGAAACAATACTTCCATAGAATCCATAGTTATTAGTAGCCGCTGTCAATGATGAACCAGCAGAATACCCAATTAAATTGCTTATTGTTGAGCCAGAGCCAGTAGTTCCAAATCCGGCTACGAAATTATAAAGTTGCGTAAGGTTAAATGATGCTGCCTGTGTATTTGGTGAAGAATATACACCATAATACGTTGACGTTACTGCACTTTGTACAGTTTGGTTATTGTAAACGCCGTATTCAGTCGTACTTGCAGTTTGGCTATTACCACCAATTAAAAGCTGTTGAGAGGTTGATGCTGTACCACCAAAGGAGCCGGTAGCAAATGAGTTTGTGCCGGTCCAAGTATTATTGGAAGCTAACAGACTACTAACAGAGCCGCTGTATCCGGAGATACCAGAGTAGCCAGAGATACCACTACCGCTATATCCAGAATAGCCCGACACACCCGAACCGGAATATCCAGATATGCCGCTATAGCCGGATATGCCGCTATAGCCGGATATGCCGCTATAGCCGGATATGCCGCTATAGCCAGATATACCAGAGCCACTATAGCCAGATATACCAGAGCCACTATAGCCAGATATACCACTATAGCCAGATATACCACTATAGCCAGATATTCCGCTATATCCAGAAAAACTACTATACCCAGATATACCACTATAACCACTATATCCACTATATCCAGATATGCCACTATAGCCAGATATTCCGCTATATCCAGAAAAACTACTATACCCAGATATACCACTATAACCACTATATCCACTATATCCACTATAGCCAGAGTAGCCCGATACACCCGAACCAGAATATCCAGATTTACCGCTATAGCCAGAAATGCCACTATAGCCAGAAATACCGCTATAGCCAGAAATACCACTGTATCCTGAAAAACCGCTGTATCCCGACCAGCCAGAAATTGGGCCTAAAACCTGTGTTGAACCATCACTATAATAAACATTTAAATCACCGTTTGACGGTGTGTATGTCATGTTAGTAATCAGTTTACCAGGTGAAGCTGCATTAGCAATCTGAGATACAGTTGCTTGCTTTGTTACACCGCCTTGAACGACCGGAATTTGCTCATTACCTGTTAGGTTATAAGCAATCGGTAATTGGGTTATCGACTGATCTGCCATTTATTTTCTTTTAGGTATAAGTAAATGCGCCGTGTAGTACTGAGGTTCCAAATGTGGACAATACCTCTAAGTCTACAAGACCGGTAATTGAGTATGCAGCAGTTATTGCTGTAATTTGTTCGGGATTCACAATTTCAAAACTAGCTACGTTAACACCACCCAATTTAACATTGGTGATGTTTACAAAATTGGTACCGTATATAGTTATAGGTGTGCCGCCAGCAATTGTGCCTGTGTTTGGCGCTACTGAATAAAGCGTGGGGATTGTGGACGACGGGAAGAATTCATAAATACTGTTTAAATTCAAATCGCCTTGTGTGCTAACTCCAGGCGGAACACCTGTAACAAAGATTGAATTTTCACCATCGTTTGTTGATGTAAGGAGTTGATTACCACCAATTGGGCCTGTAGCAATGTCTACGTCTGGGCGCGGAAAGCGCAGTGCAATATTTTCAGTTTGAAGTGCTGGCAAACGCCATGGGTCAAAGTTGTCTAAATCTTCTTTACATACTCGCATGCCAGGGAAGTTTGGATCTGGCATGAGGTCTACATAGGCGAACTTCCTACTGCAGCGATCACAGATCGCTACAGATAGGACGGAATTACCTCTTGTATCAATGTAGACAGGCATTTAGGTGCCTTAGATTGCTGACGCTAACGCTTGACCGTCGTTTTGTATTAATACTCCACCGATATTAATTCCAACGCTAACCGCCACTGTTCCTGATGGAGCAAATTGCCAAACAATGTCTGTGCCTTGTGGGTACACAAATGGATAGGCTCGATTAATGTTATATTCAGCCACAAAAGGTGTTTGCAATATCACACGTTTTACTAAAGTTGCTGAAGAATTTAATGCTGAAGGATACTGGGCAACAGCACGATACAATGTATAGTTTGCAGTATTACCAGTATATGAAGTATTAGCTGTAAAACGAGATAAATACAAAGTTGTATTAGCTGGAACGGTATACACGGACATTTGAGATGTTCCGTTGCTTACTGTAGA